TAAATCCTGTATTTTTAAACTTTGAGTGTTTAATAGTTTTCATTAATTGCTACAATTTTCTGATATAAATATATTTTTATATTACTTTAATTAATTTATTTGGAATCTTCTGTCAAAATAGTCTTTTTATTTCCCATCATATCCTTAAAGATTTCTCTATAATTTTCTCTTGGTTTGTATTTGACAGAACCTTCTTTTTGTTTATTGGACTTTTGACCAAATGGGTCTCTACCTAATGGATGGTCATCTTTACCATATCTAACCGGGTCTTTTGGTCTACCAACCTTACCATCTTCTTCCAATTCACTTTTCAATTTATCTAATTCTTCTTCTATATTAGTAGGTGCTTCGGTTCCTGTTTGTTTAGCAGGGTCAACACCTTGCGTTTCAATAGATGTTAAACGGAATTGTTGTTTTGTATCTTCTAATACTTGCAATGTCAATTCATCTTGCTCTTCCGGTACCATATCCATTACCGTATCATACATCCATTTCTTAGAGAACATTTTAGTTTGTTGCATTTGTTGGATTAATGCTACTTTTGAAGTATATAATTCAACTTTCTCTTGCTCATAGATTTTAGATGGAATAGTTAATTCTAATGAAAAATCTAAATCATCTGCATCATCTAATCCCTGTGCATATAAGTGAACAATTGCTATCTTAGTTAATTCAGATACCAATACTTTTTGAATTCTTTCTATTGTTTTTGCAAAACGAACATCTTGTGATGCAAGAGTTGCTTTACCACTAATATCTTCTTCGTATCCTAAATATGCTTTTGGAATATGTAGTGCAGCCATTAACTTATTTTTTAAATAGTTAAGGTCATCCACCATATTATATTCTAAACCTTTTAGAGTATCAATTGAAGTACCATTATCATTACCACGCACTGGCATATAATAATCTTCAATAAGGTTTTGCATATTATATTTCAAATTGTAATCGCCAGTAGCCGCATCAACAAATGGAGTCTTTTTACTTGCGTTTATAATTTTTTGCATGTAATTATCTACCTCATTTGGTGGAATATTACCTACATCAATTTTAAAGATTCTCTTTTCAGGAGCTCTCATAATACGATGGATTAACATCGCATCTTCCATAAGAGTTAATTGTTTCCAAACTCTTCTAGCTCCTTCTAACATTGATTTACCATATGGTAAGAAGTTTGCATCCGAATATAAACGGAAATGGGCTACTTCATAATTTTCGTATTCTTTTTTGTTTGAAGCTTGTGTACTTCCGTATGGATTGGTATATGGTGAATAAACAAATTTTACTCTTTGTGGATTTTCCATATCAAATCCTTCAACTCTACTAACTTCATATACTGACATTGGTACTATATTTATAATACCTAATTCTGGAGCAATTTCTAATTGTAAAAAGAAATCGCCATATTTTACTAAGTTTCTACCCCAAGGCCATAAGTTAAATTCTATGTTCATTATATCATAGAATAAGTTATGAAGAATACTTTTAATATTTTCATTTGAACAATTGATTCTTAATACATCACCATGTTCATTCTTTGGAGTTGATTCATCAGCAAAAATATTTAAAGCAGAAGATAAAATAGGGTCGTTATCCATTGAATCATAATCTCTGAATAAATCTGCTCTTACTTGTTGATAAGACATTGCAGATTCAAGCATTCCAGTACTATATGCGGGTGTTTTCATTTTCATAAAACGGTCAACAAGGTTAGTTGACATTGATTGATATTCATCCGTATCAATGACTCTAACACCTTTTTTTGTTTTACGAACAATGGTGTTTGTTGAAAATAATTTTTGTAACCTACCGAATATTGATTTATCTGCCATTTTTATTTTATATTAATTTATAAAGATAAGTAAAATTTTTGAAATTACCAAATTTTACCACTTTCTGCAAGACCAATATCTTGCTTTATGTCTTGGTCCTGGTTGGTCACAATTGTGTCTTGCTCTGAAACTTCTTCTTCTATCGGGATTATTCTTTTTAATTTTAACTCCCTTTTGACCAAAGTTTACTTTAACAACATTACCGGCAGGATTTTTAACATAAACTTTGAATTTCTTAACATCACCTGCCATTGGTTTACCCAATTGAACATTTCTACCCTGATATTCTGCTTCATAAACACAATTACAATTTGCTTCACTTAAATCTTTAGAATATGCTCTCATAAAAGAAATGAAATCTTCCATATCCTCATCTTCAACATCATATTCTTCTGGTTCAACTAAACCATAGTTTACATCATCATCTGAATCGATATCTTCACTTACGGGAACACAATTTGGAACTTGCTTTCCACCTTTATCCTTCATTCCTACTTGCTTATATCCATCCCAACAATCTTCACATAATGCGTTAGCTTCTCCCTCATTGCAAGTTTTCCAACCACCACCTTTTGATTTATAGTTCTTTGCAGCCCATCCATTTGCATATGCAGATGGATAAACATCAAATTTAGATTTTGCTGCGGATTTAGATGCCGACCACTTTGCCGGGTCAGTTGGACAATTCTTTTCTAAAAATAAATTTAGTTTTTCTTCTATATTCATATCTTCATTTTTTTTCTTTCCTGCACAATGTGCTTTTTGAGAGAAACCTTTTGGATTATTGCAATCTATACTACTTTTATATTTATCACTCCATTCTTCATTTTTTGGTTTAGTAGAAACATATATTGGCTTTTTACCTTGTCCACTACTATCTTTACCACCTCTTCCTGCATCATTTTGTGCATCTCTCTTTCTACGAGTTGCACTTTCTTTTTCTTTTTTACTCATCCCAGCTGCTTTTGCCGCAGGAACACATTTAGCATAACCTTTCTTTTCTCCCGAAGTTCCACATGGTGGATGTTTACCATCAACTTTTTTGCCGATGTTTACCCACTTTTCTTTAAACCATTTATCTAAATCTTCGTTCATCTATAAGAGTTTCAACATATAAATATAGATTATCCAAGCAACCACTTCAAATTTTCTACTTCCCCATTACCTATTTTCATTTCATATGGATTATCCTTTTGCCAATTGCTAGTATAAACCCCCTCTTCATATGATTTAACCGTAGATGAATTCAACATTGCTTTGGTTAAATCAATCCCTTCTTGCTTCAATCTAAGCGCTGTGTTACGAACCCATAGTCCAATTCCCAATGCCATAATCAAGTCATCATTGTAACTTTTCATAGCTTCAGCTCTACCAGAACTCCAAATAAAAGTAAACATTTCATCAATCAATCTGCTAGAACGAATGAGAATATCTTTTTCTCTCATATAGGTATCCAATGTAGATATGATAAGAGGACGGGTTTTTGATGTTGTAGAAAACCCAGCAACCATATTTCTTTCATCTCTGTAATACCTATTACTCATTTGTTTTTCAGTATCAATATATTGTAAATCCTTACTCATATAAAATAAATTAGGATATGCTCTATTAATTACTTGTTGAATTGCTGACCAACCTACATTGGCATTTTCTATAATAAGTAATGCATTATTATAATCAGTTGCTAAACTTACTAAGAAGTTTCCAAAATCCTTTGTATCCAATCTCCCTCTATATTCAGCTACTTGGGTACAATCTTCAATATCTAATACTTGGGCAGTAGAATAATCGGCTCCATCGCCTCGCGCCACATCGGCTACAACCATATATGACTTATTGTAATTTGGATATTCCCATTTCCAAAGATTCCCATCAAACCCAGCTTTTTCTATTGGCTCCATCACATATGTATCTTTATACCAAGTCAATAATGCCGGGTCGATTACAGTATCACCAGAACCAACAAAGTCACAATCACATTCCTGTGCTGCTCCTTTAATTCCTAAAATTCTTGTTTGTTCATCTCTCCATTGTTGATTTCTTTCAGGGTGTACAGTCCAATGTAAGTTAATACAATTAAAACCATTTGCACCACTTTCTCCATCTACCCACATTTTATGAAACCAATTACCAATACCATTTGGTGTAGATAATACGATTGCCGAACCACCTGTTGATAGGGTTGATTGTGCCGATAACCAAATTTCATCAATATCTCTAATGAATGCGGCCTCGTCTACTACCAATAGTGATAAGGCTTCAGAACGACCTGCATCTGGAGAACTTGCAATAGCTTTTACTTGAGAACCATTTTTTAATTTAAGGGAAAGTTTGTTATCTTCAACGGATGAGCTTCCACCATCTCTCAACCAAATTGGAAGTAAATCGTGCATAACCCTTACCTTTTCTACTAAGTTTTTTGCAACAGTTACTTTAGTTGCAATAACCAACGCATTATAGTCCTGATTAAATAACATCTTCCAAAGAATAAAGCCCGCCGATAGAGTTGATAAACCTAACTGGCGGGATTTTAAAATTATATTGAACCTATTATCTTTGAAATCATCTAAACAATTTTCCTGAAATTGATACAAATGAAATGGTATCTTACCTCTTGTTGGATGTTGGATGACACAATATTTTTTCATAAAGTATATCGGGTCGTTTGCAGACTTACGATATTCTTCAGCAATGATATCTTTTAGATTCTTTTTTGGCTGATTTTGAATCATATTGAATTATTTCTTCATTCTAATCTTCCAATATACTCCACCATTAATATAAGGAGTCAATCCACCATTTGTTCCATCTACTACTCTATTTGCAACACCAATTCCTAAATTGTATATTCTATCTTTTTTGGTATTTACTAAAATTCCCATTCCAACATGAGATACAACATCTGCTTTGTTAAATCCACCTTCAAATCCGTAGAATAATTTTGTTTTAGGTAATTCTTTTACAATCGTAGTTTCTTTAATAGTTCTTTGTTTAACACTTGCATTGAAAGTTCTACCTAATATTTTGTTTTGTGAGATAGTATCGATTACTGATACAGTTCCTAATGAATCAGGTAACACTAACACATCTTTGTATAATACTTTTGAGTAATAATCTTTTAATAATGCAGCTGTATCAATGATTGCTGGGATTAGTACTTCTTTCTCAACGATTGTTTCGTGATAGATATCTTCACCCTTTTTTGTTACTACTTTCGTTTTAACTACTTCAATTGTATCAATTTCATGTTTAATAAGTTCATATTTTTTACCATCTATTTTTACAATTTCACCCGTTTTTGTTTTGTTTCCACCACATTGTTGGAAAACTACTATTGCAATTAGTATTAATAATGCAATGTTCTTAATGTTTAAGAATTTTTTCATAATTTAGTTTTTTATTAATTCTGTGTGATTTAATTCTCGTAACTTATTTTCTAATGCTTCTTTCCTTTCCAATAGTGCTTCTATTGCATCGGCAGCTCCATCAATATCTTTTTGTAAATCTTCTTTAACTTTCTCTAAATCAATATCCCATTGCCAATTACTCATGCTACCATCTTCATTAACAAATTCAAATTGTTTAGTAACTCCTGCTAAAGCATCTTCAAATCTCATTTTTAAATCTCTAACATATGCTAGTTGATTTCTACTTATTTTATAATCTTCATAAAATGGAAATGTTCCATCTATTCTTAACTCACTTTCTAATTTAGCTAAACAAGATGTACATAATCCTGTTTTACGAATTAATTTTTTATCTGCGTTACCATATTGTATAGTTTCGCAATTTTCAGCTGAACAAGTGTTTAATTTAGAAAGATATTCTCTAACATCATCCATTTTAGAACGGTTGATTTTAAATCCTTCTTTTTGCTCCCACTCTTTACCATCTTTATCAGTCCACACTTCACCGACTTCTCTCTTTTGTTCTACTTCTCCTTCGTAACCATGAACTCTTTGATTGTTATCAGTTCTACCAAATACCGTATCTATAATTAATTTACGAGATTTGTGCATCCCCTTTGATTTCTCATCAAAACTTTTTCTTTTTGTCATAATTCTATATTGTTAATAACCTTTTATATATGTATATATATATAATTTTATTCGTAAAATATACCTAATATCTGATTTAGTGGTGCAAATGTACCTGTTAGTTTATATGTATTACCTTTATAAACAAATACAATACCTTCGTTTGGTACTATTTTATCTTTACCACCAATACTAGCTAATCTACTTAATTCCATTTTTAATTTAGCTATTTTAGATATATCACCACTACCTCTAACTTTTTCAGCAGTTGATTTTAATCTATCTTTCATACTACGAACAGCTGCATCTGGATTTACAGTTAATACTGAACCCATAAATGAAAGAACATCTGCCCCAACACCCAAAAATATTTCTTCAAATTGTCTAACATTATCTTTTTGTTGTTTAGCTACATTTACTTTATCATTTTCAATTGCCCAACTTTGAGCATCTTTATCAGCAATAGTATTTAAACGGAATGATTTATCACCAAATGCCCATCTTCTTACTAATGCTTCCTTTTCTAATTTTTGTAATTTAACTTTTGATTTATTTACAAAATCTTCCCACCATGCTTGATGATATTCAGATACACCATCTTTATCGGATAATTGGAACTGAAATTGTATCTTTTGTAATTGAGTAAGGTACTTTGTTTGTTTTGAACTTAACTCCTCTTTTTTAGGTAGTTCTGTTACAGGTGGACCTTGTATTGTATACTTTGATTGAACATCAGCGTTCACTTGCTTAATCATTCCTGCTAACATAGTTGCTGCTCCCTGATTTGCACCAATTGCAGAACCTTTCTCATCATAACAAGTTGTGTTATGGAATACTAATAAAGCCTGTCCATAAGGAATTACATTTACCGAAGTTGGCCATATTACTTCCAAATTCATAAAACATTTTCCTTCATCAAATATCTTTTTTCGTTGTGCTTCCGAAAGTGATTGAATTGCTACGGATAAATCTTTCATAGCGAAGTTATATGCATCGGTTAATCCACCTCTACCACCAAACTTTGATGCTACATCTTCAATTCCCATTGCCCCTGCTCCGGCATTTTGTAAATGTGATTTATTTCTAGCTGCAATTAATCTACCATTCTTCCAACTAATTGCCAATGCTTGTCCATCGGTTTTTTCTCTTGTCAATTCTAAATTACCAGTTAATGCTCCTTTGATAATCTTTTTTAAATCACCAAAAGTTAAATCCATATCATCAAATGGATGTGACATATGTCCATATGCTCCACCTTCGTTTAGGGATTCTTTAAATGCAGATGATTTGATTTTGTGCCAACCACCGCCTGGCATTCTGAATATTCTTGCGGGAATTTTGAATGTAGAGCCTATTGGTAATTTACTTTGATATTTTTTATCAATATGAATTACTTTTGTTATAAATTCTTTTGTTTTATTATCTACTCCTAATAATTCTACTTCAATTTCAACCGGCTGTCCGCCTATCTTAACCTTACCTGCGAATAAACCTTGTGTTAATTCATTTAGATTTTTTTTTTCGTCTAATCCCAACTTATCAGTAACATGGGTAACTTCTTTATATCCGTAGTTTCTTAACTTTCTAGCTACATCGTTTCTATCAGCCTTTGGGTCGTTACATACTACCACTCCAATTTTCTTTCTACCAAATGAACCAGCGGTATCCCACATCTTCATAATTGCTTTAAAATGCCAATCGTTTGGACCTACTTCATTGAATACTGATTGTGGATTAGATTTCTCTTCACCTCTTGGAATTCTGAATGTAGTTGCTTTCTTTCCGTTGATTGTTGGCATCCCATAGTCATCAGTTCCAATATCTTTAACGGTAGTTTTTTTGTTTTTAAACTTACCCATTAAAACAGTATCACCCTTATCAACATCTACATTGATATCTTCATTATAAATTTGTTTGTTGATTCTACCATATTCTCTCATTAAGATTCCAGCTACTGCATGTGCTTTGTTTTCTATTGGAGAACCATCTGCTCCATCGGTTTCTGCATTTGTAACCAATCCCATCTCATCTTGCTTTCTATGAGCCATTTCATGTGCAAGTGTTCTTAAAATATCAGCAGTTAATCTACCTTCGGTTGCTACATATATTGATTTATCATCTGGATTATATCCACCCAATGATGTTTTTACTTCTGCAAACTCTCTACCACCAACTAATGTAATATTTGGTGTTTCTTTTAATTTTAATCTTTTAGTTGCAAACTCTACAAAATTCTGAATTGATTGTTGTTTTGATTCTGAAATATCCTCTTTCATCAAATCCATTGCTGCATTTTTTAAATCAGATTCAGGTTTGTTTTTTTTATATGATTCAATAGATGCCAACATTTGTTCATCGGTCATCTTATATGTTCCCATTCTCTCACCTATTTTCTTTATTAGGTTCATCATCATATCTTGTGGATTTGGTTGATTTGATTTATCATCTATGGCTTCCAAAATACCACCCGTTACAACGCTCAATACAGCACCACCACCACCTGCTTGTAATGCGCCAGCTCCAACAGATTCAAACGCAACATGCTTAACCATATCTTTACCTAAATGTGTACTAAATCCTAATGCTCCATGTGTAAATGCACTAGCCGCACCGTGTGTTGCTGCTTGTCCAATGGTTTGACCTGCATATGCGGTTACATTTGCAGTTGTACCGATTCCTTTAGCTGCTAAAGCTCCTACTCCAGCTCCAGCCACTGCCATACTAGCACACATAACAGCGGCATCCATTGCTGTTCCTTTTATTCCTTTTAATTGCTCACTTCTTTCGTACCAAGATTTCTTTGCTAATGCTTTTTCTCTTGGAGATAAATCTTCTCTGAATACAGGTTCTTTTGTAGTTTTAGGTCTACCTCTCCAATCTTTAGCTTGAACGGGATTACCTTCTTCGTCATGTACATCGTGTCCATGGCTATCTTTTTTATAAACAGGAACTTCTTGCATTTTAGGCTTCATATTTCCAAAAAACCCCTTATCACCTTCTTGAGTATAATCAGACCAATTTACTTTTTTACCAGTTTTTTCGTCTTTAATAGTACCCAATTTACCTGAAGTTGCTATTGAGTACATTCCTTTACCAAATTCTTTATATTGGTCTACTTTATGTGCAATAACATGCCCAACTGCTTTACCAACCTTATGTAATTTATCTCCAGTCCAATCATTTAATTTTTCATACCAACCTTTTCTAGTTTCAGATTCAGGGTTGTTAGTATCTTCAGCTGCTTTTTTCTCATCATCTGATAAATCAGCCATAGCTTGGTGTAATTTCTCTTTTACTTCTGCTTTTTTCTTATCCCCATCAGTCATTTCGGCAGAAGATTTTAATTCTGCTCCACTTAATTTTTGCTCAGGAGGAGGTGCTTGTTTTCCAGTATCTGCTCCACCTTTTTTATCTGCAGTTGGTTCTTCTTTTTTCTTATCTACTTTACCCTGTGCAGTTGCTCCTTTATTAACAGGCTGACCTGGTTGAGATGGCTTAGGTTCGTTAACAGGTGCATCGGAAGGCCCTTTAGACATTGCTTTTTTCTTAACTGCATCAATTTCTTTTGGAGTTAATGTACGAATTTTACCATTATCTGATTTGTGGGTAGCCGGTTGCCCCTCTTTACCATAATACCCACCACCTAAATGGGTTAATCCCATTTTCTCTGCTTCAGATTCTTCGTTAAAATATGTTCTAGTAAATTCTTCAAACATTTCTTCCATTGCAGCTCTACCAATTAATTCTGCAATTGGGTCATAAAGATATTCATCATCTGAAGTTGATTCAGGTGAATTTCTAAATTCTTTATTTTTTCTTTCGATATCTTTTACTTGTTCTTCTGAAGGGTAGCCTTTGTATAGTTCTTCATTTAATTTACCTGTTATCATATTGAATATATCTTTGTCAAATTTTGGATATGCTTTCGTAAATCCTTTTTGTTTATCTTTATCATCGCCTTTACTTAACCAATTACGAACATCAGTTCCACTTATAGCGTTATCTTCCGCAGGAACTGCATAAACATAACCAATTTCATCATAACCATATCCAGTCTTACCATTATATGGTTTAAAATATTTACCTGCTAATCTATCTGCATCTTTTTGTCCAACTGCTGCAACATAGGCAGTAGTCTTTCCATCCATACCACTTAAAATTTCTTTTGGTGCATATGGGTTTTTTACTTGAACTATTTTGTTTGGAGATATACCAAACATTTTAGTCATTATAGTTTTCTTTTCATTAAAATTAAAAGGAGATTTTGGTCCTGAAGTATCATTAGAAGTTCCTATGTAAACATTATTTGCACCAAACTTAGAAACTAATTTCTGATAAGTAGCATAATGTCCTTTATGGAAGGGTTGAAATCTACCAGCGTAAACTACTACTACTTTTTTAATTTCAGGTTTATCTATTTCTTTTATATTCATGTGTATAAATATCTTATTTATTGTACTTTTAGTAAGTACTAGTCTTTTTTTAGGTCAAACATACGAAATTTTTTCCAAATTTCCAATTAAAGTTTTACATTTATCATCCAAGCATTATCTGATATTTGCTCTTTTGATACTAAATCGTATTTAATTTGAGCTATACCATCCTCTTTATAATTCAATTTTTCTTTTTTCATTTCTAAAAAAAATCTTCGTTCATTTTTAGCAGTAGTTTCTCCTTTAGCCCATTTTCCATTTACAAATCCTTCATCAATGTGTGGTAAAGAAAGAAACCTACCCTCTCTACGATATGGAATTATATTATTAATCACATCAAAAGTTTCAACCCCTTTAACTACATTGAAATAATTTACATTAGTATTGCTAGTTGATAATTCAAAATATGGAGTTTCTTTATTTTTTAATACAATATCTTCTATTTCTTCTTTTTTAAAAAACTTATCCCAAACTTTAACTTCTGCTACTTTTCCTTTTAAAAATGGAGCTATCATATCAGTAGTTATATCTGAATTTTTTCCTATGTAAAAATCTGAATCTATTTTCTTTAATGTGCCCTCATAATTAGAATAGCTTTCTTCTACTACTCCATTTGTTGTATTCTTTATAAGTTTATTATTACAATAAAAATATATATTTTTAGATTCCGAATCAAGTGATAATGTTATCCAAGTCCATTCATTAAAATTACGCTTAATCCACCCATAGTTAAAATGATTGTTAGAGTTTCTAATGGAAGAACATATTGCTCTAGAATTATTAAATCCAATTCCATATCCATCTTTACTATTACTTCTAAAAATAGGATACTCTATAAACGATTTAGATTCATCTCCTACTAACCAATAATTATATTTTTCCGACTGATTATCAACACTACATAATATTGAAATAGTATGCGAATTAGATAAAACTGAATGTAACCCTAAATCTTTTGGTATCTGAATATATGAATCATTTCCATTAAAACTAAAATACGATTTATTTGTGTATTTTGCAAATATATGCGTATCTACCATATTTTCAAATATACATCTCCAAAATAAATCATCATCCTCCATTCCCCAATCCCAATAATCATTTGAATAACCATTGGTTTTTACAACTTGCTCTTTTGTAAATAATACAACTCCACCAAAATATTGTTCATAATTTAATTTATATTTGTATTTTGAAAGTTTTGTAGAAATATGCGTTGGTAATTCATTTGGATACGAATAATCACAATTATCGTTTTCAGGCAACATATCCACATCGTGAAATGCTACATAATCGCACCCATCATCAAATGCATGTTTAGCTGCAATGTTTTTCATTGCTCCTCTATTAAATAACTTATCATCGGTTTGATGAGCTATATAAAAAGAGTGTTCAATACCTTTTTTATTAAGAAACTTTGTAAGATGTGGAATTAGAGTTTTTAAATGAGTTTCTCTATTCTTATATGGAATGCATATTCCCAATTTATGTACCATAACAATTTAAATAACTTATATAAATAATGCTCCTCTTATAAGTATGGAATATTTTGAATAAGGTAGATAAATAGTATTTCCATATACATTTACGCTTAAAAACATACATCTATTTCTAACACTAGCTCTTTCTTCAAATTGAAAATCATTAATTAATACATCTTCTAATTTGTAATTTAAAATTGATATAACTTTATTATTTACAAAATCTTCGTATAAATTTTTAACAAACATATTTTTTATCTCACCATCTACTCTAATTAATACTTCCGAATTTGTATGAAATTTTATTCCATTTAAAATATAGTATGTATCTACTTTATTAAATTTAATTGATGTAATTTTTTCAGTAGTGTAACTTTTTTTTGATATAGACCAACCACTAATAGAATTATTAGAAGCTATATCAAATATAGGAACAATTAAAGTATTGTAAGTAAGTATATTCGTAATATCCATTTTTAAGCTTGGTCTTTTGGTTGAGCAAAATTATGAACTAATATACCATCTGCAA